AAATTCATCTAAAATTGCCTTCGGCAATGTGATTTTTGCACTCCTGAATCATTTTCTTATGGACTTTGCAGTAAATGCAAAGTCCTGTGTGAACAGTAACGCTGCGCTTCTTGATCCACTGCGGAACCGGTAACCGGCCGCATGCGAAGCGCATTCCGAAACCGGTGATAACCGGGTGTACCGCGCCTATTTACATTTTAATATCCGCTCGAAAAGCAGCCCCGCTCCCATCCAGAGAGGCGCGTAATCCAGCCGGATCAGTCCCTGCACGTTGAGTCTGGCGCGGCTGTAATCCCACGGGCAGCAGCCGTGCTTTTTCAGGAGTCTCCCGCTGACAAACTCACCGGTTAAAATTGCCAGGGAGTAAATCCCGCCCCGGGCAAAAACCGGAAATCGCCGGGTGTAGCGGTAAAGAGGCTTGATGAGCGCGGCACAGCCGTAGATCGGAAACATCCACGCGGAGGTCTGGCCCAGAAGCTTTTTGTCTTTTCTGCGGAAGCTTTCGAAGGAGGTAAACAGGATTTCCATGCACCAGCCGGTCAGTCCGCAGATACAAAAATTTTTTGAGAAAGAAAATTTAAGTTTTTGCATATAAAAAGTATGTTCATTACCGGAATTTTCTATACATTTTTGGCAAATATACTTGCACCATTTTGTAAAAAGCAATAAGATTAGGAAGGAATGCGATTCCGGGTCAGGAACTATAGCAGGAAAAGCGGGAGGAGCTTATGATTTTAAAAACACTTTTAGAGCGGCTGGAGTATACCTGCCTGCAGGGCAGCGACAGGACAGAGGTGGCTCATGTGGTTTACGATTCGAGAAAGGTGGGCGCGGGCGACGTGTTCGTGTGCATTCGGGGTACAGCAGTGGACGGACACAGCTTTGCCGGGCAGGTGTGTGCGTCGGGTGCGGCGGCGCTCATTGTTCAGGAGGAGGTTTCTGTGCCTTGGGGTGTTACCGTCATCCGGGTAGCGGATACGCGCTATGCACTTGCAGAGCTGTCCGCAGCTTATTTCGGGCACCCGGCGGAAAAGCTGAAAACCGTCGGGGATAACATTTCCTCTACCGGGCAGAAGCTGCTCCCCGTCACGGCAGGCGTGACTGCCCTCGGCACGGCGGCGGTCAGCACGGCGGCAAACTTTGAAAGCTCCATGTCGCAGGTGCAGGCAACGATGGGAATCACGAAGGATGCCATGTCCACGGTCAACGGCGAGAGCGTCAACACGATGGATACGCTTTCCGCACTGGCAAAGAAGATGGGCAGCGAGACAGCATTCTCCGCAAGCGAGTGTGCGGAGGCTTTGAACTACCTCGCCCTTGCCGGGTACGACACGCAGCAGATGTGCGACACGCTGCCCACTGTCTTAAACCTTGCGGCGGCCGGCGGCATCGACCTTGCAGCGGCATCGGACATGGTGACGGACGCCATGTCCGCCCTGGGCATGGGCGTGGATGAGGCGGGGACGATGGTTGACCAGATGGCGAAGACCGCCTCCACCACCAACACATCTGTGGCGCAGCTTGGCGAGGGCATCCTCACCATCGGTGCGACTGCCAAGACCGTGAAAGGCGGCACGGCGGAGCTGAACACGGCCCTCGGCATCCTCGCCAACAACGGCATCAAGGGCGCGGAGGGCGGTACACACTTAAGGAACGTCATCCTTTCCCTGCAGAACCCCACCGACAAGGCGGCTGCCTGTATGGAGCAGCTTGGCCTGGATGTTTACGATTCCGAGGGGAATATGCGCTCCTTAAACGACATCCTGGGTGACCTGAACATGAGCATGGACGGCATGACGGCGGCGGAGAAGTCCAATATCATCGGGCAGATTTTCAACAAGACCGACCTGTCCTCCGTGAACGCCCTGCTTGCCAATACAGGGACTACCTGGGATGACCTGCAGCAGTCCATCATCGACAGCGGCGGCGCGGCGCAGCAGATGGCGGACACACAGCTTGACAACCTGCAGGGGCAGATCACTATTTTAAAGTCAGCCTTAGAGGGGCTGGCTATTTCTTTTGGGGAGCTTTTGATGCCCGCCATCAAAATGATTGTGGGGTGGGTGCAGCAGTTCGTAGACTGGCTGAACGGCATGGACGAGGGGACGAAGAAAGTCATAACCACGGTCGCACTATTGGCGGCGGCTTTGGGGCCGGTGCTGATTGTCGTTGGGAAAGTGGTGTCTGCGGTCGGCACAATCATGACGATTGTCCCGAAAGTGGCAGGCGTCATCAATACCGTAAAGACTGCCTTTGCTGCCTTAAACACCACCATGCTGGCGAACCCCATCTTCTTAATCATAGCGGCAATCACGGCACTGGTGGCGGCCTTTATTTATCTGTGGAACACGAATGAGGATTTCCGGCAGTTCTGGATTAACCTTTGGGAGAATGTGAAAGAAGTCGCCATTGCCGTATGGGAGGCAATCAAAAACTTCTTTGCGGCGGCATGGGAGGCCATCTCGTCCACAGCGCAGGCTGTTTGGAACGGGATAAAGGATTTCTTTTCCGGGCTGTGGGAAGGGATAAAAACGATATTCAGCACAGTGGTGGAAGTGATTAAAACCATCATCACCACTTATTTCAATATTTACAAGACCATTATCACTACGGTCTTAAATGCGATAAAGACGGTATTCACAACCATTTGGAACGGGATAAAGACCGTGGTCACCACGGTGGTGACGGCAATCCAGACTTTTATCACCACGGCATGGAACGCCATCAAAAATACAGTCACTACGGTGCTGAATGCGATAAAGACGGTAATAACCACGGTATGGAATGCAATAAAGACTGCGGTCACGACAGTGGTAAACGGCATCAAGTCCACCATTTCCACGGTGTGGAACAGCATCAAATCCGTGGTTACGAGTGTCGTGAACAGCATTAAAAGTACGGTCACCACAGTGTTCAATAACATCTGGAGCGGCATTAAGGGGACCATGGGAAAAATTGTGTCCTCCATCAAGGAAGGATTCAACCAGGCGATTTCCTTCATAACGAGCCTGCCGTCAAAAGCCCTGCAGTGGGGCAAGGACATGATCATGGGCATCGTGAACGGCATCAAAAGCTGTATCGGAGCTGTGGGTGACGCTGTGAGCAGCGTGGCGAACAAGATCAAGTCCTTCCTGCACTTCTCCGTGCCGGACGAAGGGCCGCTGACCGATTACGAGAGCTGGATGCCGGACTTCATGAAGGGGCTGGCAAAAGGCATTGAGGACAGTAAGAGCATGGTGGCAAAGGCAATGGACGGCGTGGCGGCAGATATGGTCCTGAACCCTTCTGCATCCTTGCAGGAAATTTCCGTATCAGGAAACGGCGGGGACGGAGCGTCGCAGGGAAGCTCCATAAATGGTCCGTTGATTGAAGTGAAGGAAATGAACGTGAGGAGCGAGGAGGACATCCGCAAAATCTCACAGCAGCTTTACCGGCAGCTCCAGCAGGGGCGGCGGGCAAACGGGTATTCGTAGGAAAGGGGGCAGACAGATGGGTTTTTCATTTGACGGCGTCACATCAAAAAGCATGGGGATTGCAAGCCGCATGGCCACGGAGAACCGGGTGCCGGAACTTAAAAACCGCACCATTTCCATGGCGGGCAGGGACGGCCTCATAGACCTGGGCGCATCCCTTTCCGAACGGGTGATAGAAATATCCTGCTTCATCCCTCCAAAGCGGACGGCGGTGGAGCTGCTCCGGTGCAAGGATGAAATCGTAAGCTGGCTGAGTCCGGATAAAGGCGTGTGTGCGCTTATGCTTGACACGGAGCCGGGGCGGGTGTATTACGCAAGGCTTCAGGCGGGCGTAACTTTTGAGCGGGTGGTGAGGCTTGCGGCGACATTTGACCTCGCTTTTTTCTGCCCGGACCCTTTCGGCTACGCTGCGGAGGATGAGGTTTTTACCGTCACGGCAGTGGGGAGCCACACGGTGAGGCGGAGGATTGGGAATCTGTACTCCAATCCCGTCTACCGGCTGAAAGGCATCCTGGCTTCCGGGGCAGGCAGGTATATCAGCATCACCACGAATGGCATGGAACTGAAAATAGCAAACGCCACGCTTTCGGAAGGGGAAACGCTGGTGGTGGATACAGCGAAAATGACGGCATGGGTGGAGGATGCGGAGGGGAACACGCTCCGCAACGCCCTGCCGTATATCGGCGAGCTGAACTTCCCCACATTGGAAGCAGGGCTGAATACGGTGGGAGGTGAATACGCTCCGCAACGCCCTGCCGTATATCGGCGAACTGAACTTCCCCACGCTTGGGGCGGGGCTGAACACGGTGGAGGTGGCGGCATCGAACGCCACATTTACGGAACTTGAAATACAGGCAAAGAGCCGGTGGAGGTGATTTTTATGGGATTGCAGGCAGTCCTGAACAGACAGACGGATTTCACGGGGGAGTTCCCGGTGGAATATGCAAAGGACGGATTATGGCGCTTCAATGAGAATGCCCCGGATGCGGACACGATGCTTATCGATTCTTCCGGGAAAGGCAGGAAGATGTTTGTTTCCGGCTGGTCGGGTACGAGCGCCGGCTTCCGGGGCGGGCAGAAGGGGCGGCATTTCCGCATGAACATCACAAACCCCGCTTCGGAGAAAACCTATCTGAAGGTGACGAATGACGGCTCTATTTTCCAGAGTCTTGGGGAGCGGATCATTGCGGGTGGCTGGATGAACCCCACAACCTATTCCGTGGGCAACACTTACACACCAATCTTCAATACCAGGCAGGGGCCGGGGCAGCCGATTTTCTACCTCTCCCTTATCCGTGGAAAGCCGAGGATCATGCTTTACAATTCCTCCGGCTCCCTGATACTGGATGAGTCGGTGACGCCGCCTTTTGCTTTTGCGAATAATGGGTGGTATTTCATTGCCAGCGTGATTGAGCCGGGGAATAAGAAAGCGTGGTATGTCGTAGGTGACAGGGAGAGCGGGGAGGTGTGGATTTCGGCGGCGCTTTCCTTTACCGGGGAGCTGAACCGTTCCTGCACGGCAGACCTCATTATGGGGATGAACGCCGGTTCCTACTGGTATGCGGGCGGTTTTGACGACTGGTTCCTGGACTGTGATTCGCAGCTTACGGCGGAGGATCTGGCGGATTATTTCCGTGCCACATTTTTTGCCAATGGCGGCGATACTGCGGGGGAAGTGGATGCCCTCTCTGTCACAGATAGCGTGACGCTGCGGAAGGGAAGTAACGGTGCGTACCCGGAAAGCGGTGTGCTGTATACCCGTGCCGTGGAATACGGGCTGTCCAGCGCAGGAAAAATATCTGTCTCAAGCGAGTGCGTACCCGGCGTGACGGACATTTCCCTTGTGGAAACCTCCACAAGCAATGACCTCATTAGCTGGAGCGATTGGGTGGCGGTGGGCGCGGATGGAAAAATGCCGTCCCCTGCCCGCACATACATCCGTTTCCGGGTAACGCTCACGACAGCGGACACGGCAAGGACACCGAAGCTGACGGACATCCGGATTTATGACGTACCGAAATCCCCCTACGAGAAAATCGGCTATGCCCGTCCCGTGGTTTTGGATTCTAATGGCGCATGGGAGGCGGTTCTTGAAAACGCCTATGATATCATTGTGACGGGGGAGATCAATGGCGAGGATACGCTTAATTTCAAAATTCCCTTTGCCGATGCCAAGCGAAAATATATCGACAACGAGAAGAAAATCCAGATCGTGGATGACGTGTACATCATCCGCACGGTCACGGACAGCAAGGA